TGAAGATTGTATTCTCCCCGATGATACTAAAAAAACATTTAAGGAGTTTGTTGCAAAGGGGGAGATTCCTAATCTTCTTCTTGCTGGCCCTCCTGGTGTAGGTAAAACTACAATTGCGAAAGCATTGTGTAATGAGTTGGGAGCAGATTGTTATGTCATAAACGGATCCGACGAAGGACGTTTCTTGGATACTGTACGGAACCAAGCGAAGAACTTTGCTTCAACCGTTTCACTTACGGGATCTTCTAAACACAAAGTCATCATCATCGATGAGGCAGACAATACCGGTAATGATGTACAACTCCTTCTACGGGCAAATATTGAGGCATTTTATAACAATTGCCGATTCATCTTCACCTGCAACTACAAGAACAAAATTATCGAACCCCTGCACTCTCGATGTGCAGTCATTGACTTTACGATCAAGGGGAAAGAAAAAGCCACACTGGCAGGATCCTTCTTCAAGCGTCTACAGGACATCTTGGATGCAGAGAGCATCGAATATGATCAAAAAGTTGTTGCAGAACTGGTTTCAAAACACTTCCCAGATTTCCGTCGAGTCCTCAACGAATGTCAAAGATATTCTACAGGAGGAAAAATCGACTCGGGAATTCTTGCATCTTTCTCAGACGTTTCAGTAAATGATCTCATTAAATATCTCAAAGATAAGAACTTCGCAGAAGTACGAAAGTGGGTGGTCTCCAACTTGGACAACGATTCTTCTGTCATTCTTCGCAGGGTTTATGACGCCTTGTACAGTAATCTTGTACCCTCCACTATCCCCGCTGCCGTTCTTATTATTGCTAAGTACCAATACCAAATTGCGTTCGTGGCTGATCAAGAAATTAACCTCTTAGCAGCACTGACTGAAATCATGTGTGAATGTGAATTCTTATGATTACATTTGATGAAATGTGGTACTTCATTGAAACCACAACAGTTACTGATAATGTTGTGGTTTTGATTGATCCTCAAAGTGGAGGTAAAATTGATCCCAAAGAATATATTATTCATAGTTATTGGGAAAATAGATTTGATATTCCTAAACTTAGAAAGTTGTGGGATTTGTGCTTCACATTCATCATTCATGGTAGCACTGTAACTCCTGCAGTTAGACAACTAATAGAAGAGGTTGAGTGTGGCAATAATGTTCATGCACAATCTCATATTTACGCTGGAAAGGTTGGGAGTAAATCTTTTTCGGTTCATTGTGATAATCCTGACAATATTATTGTTCAGTGTATTGGCAAATCGAGAGTGACCATTTATAATGAATATGGTTACTCTGCAGGTAGTTTGGATTCTGATAGGGGATTGACAATAAAAGAACAAGTAATATTGGAACCAGAAATGAATATCTTTATCCCAGCAAAGCAATATCATTTATTTGAACCACTTACAGATAGATTGAGTATTAGTATTCCAATGGTTAGATTATGATTATATCTGAAGAAGATGCAGTATGGGCTGCAGATGAATTTATTGAATATTTTTCTCACATGTCTAACATTGAGGACTATTTGAGATTTGTAAAGAAAGAAGTTATAGCATCAACAAGTTCTCTTGTTCCTCTTCATGATGAATTCTTCAACGAAGATATTCATCCCGAGGATATGGAATTTGATATTAAATTTGTGGGCGGAAGATTTCAGAGTGCAGTTCCACAGGAACACTATGTAAATCTACTACGGGTTGTTTCCTCTCATAACAATGAGTCAAATATTCCTGGGAGAGAATTGCGTTGGATGATATTTGAAAAGAATACCAAGAAAGTTCTTGGATTTATTCGATTTGGATCTCCAACAATTAATTCAAAACCAAGAAATGAATGGTTGGGCAAAGCACCAGATCTTTCTATTTTTAATCGCCATGCAGCCATGGGATTTGTGATTGTTCCATCACAACCTTTTGGTTATAATTATCTTGGTGGTAAATTGTTGGCACTTATGTGTTGTTCTCATTTTGCTCGTGAGACTTTAAATCAAGTCTTTGAAAAAGATATTGCTTTGTTTGAAACTACATCACTTTATGGTTCAACCACAGATGCATCTCAGTATGATGGTTTGAAACCTTTTATGAGGTACAAAGGTTTGACTGAAAGTAAGTTCTTGCCACTTCTGCATGATGAGGTCTTTCATAAACTTCATGATCGTTTTACTTTATTAAACAATAATACTCCACTGACCGACAATAAAGCATCATCTAAAAAGATGAAACGCCAGACAAAGATGATTTCGATTATTCGAAACTCTCTTCAAGATAAGCAAAAACTTGAAGAATTTAATACTGTAATCAATGCTGCATTTGCACTAACTCAGAAAAAAAGATTTTATATCTCTGATTATGGTTATTCGAATGTTCGTGAAGTGATTCTTGGTGAACAAGATGAACTCATTCCTGGGCCTAACTGGGATAAGTTTTATCTTGAAAATATTGTTGCTTGGTGGAAAAAGAAAGCAACAAAAAGATATGAGAAACTGAAAGAAGAAAATAGATTTAGGACGAAGGTTGAACTTTGGACTGAAGATGATGACATTCAAATTATACGATGACTTACGAACTTAAAGATTGGTTGAACTCTGTCAACTTTACAAAAGAAGATTTGTCTGAGGATATTAAGTCATATCCTCCATACATTATTAACCGATGCTTATCTGGACATATTGATTGTGTTCTATTTGCAAATGAGATGAATATTCACCATTCTCTTGACAAGGATATGCAATATTCATTTTATATAAATACTCTGAGGAAACGAAAGAGATTTTCTCCTTGGCTCCGAAAAGATAAAGTCAAAGATTTAGAATGCGTTAAACAATACTATGGTTATAGTAATGAGAAAGCATCCCAAGCTTTGAAAATTCTTACAAAATCACAACTCGATTTTATTAAACAACGACTTGAAACTGGCGGAACAAAATGACTACTCAAACAATTGAACCACAAGTGAATTGGTCTCCTGATATGATGGTTGAAGTTCTTTTGAACGAACCAGATGACTTTTTGAAAGTTCGTGAAACTTTGACTCGTATTGGAGTTGCATCTAGAAAGGAGAAAAAACTCTATCAGAGTTGCCACATTCTTCATAAGCAAGGTAAGTATTACCTTGTTCATTTTAAAGAACTCTTTGCTCTTGATGGCAAACACGCCAATCTCACTATTAATGATGTTCAACGTCGCAATCGTATTACTCGTTTGCTTGCTGATTGGGGACTTATCACTGTCGTTAAGCAAGAAGCAATTGCAGACATCGCTCCTCTCAATCAGATCAAAGTTCTTTCCTATAAGGACAAGGGCGATTGGATTTTAGAACAAAAATATAATATTGGTAAAAAAGGTAAGGGTCAGGAAACCGAATAAAAAGATGCGGGAAACAACATCCCGCTTTTTTTATAATCTCTTATAATTAGTAGTGGATGCCGAAAGGATCCATTATTCAATCAGACGCTCAAGGAGGTCTATTATGTTCGGTTCAAATTCACTTACTTTGTCTGTACCTGAAACAGAAAAGTACTTAGCTACAATTCAAAGAAATAGTATCGGATTAGATGAATGGTTTCGGAGATTTGATACTGCGTTTGAGACGCATACAAATTATCCACCATACAATCTTGTAAAAGAAAGCGAAACGGTCTTTAGACTCGAATTAGCCCTTGCTGGATTTAAGAGAGAAGACATTGAAGTCACTACAGAATGGAACAAACTCTTTGTCCAAGCAACTAAAAACAATGAAGAGACTGATGAGTACATTCATCAAGGATTAGCTAAGAGAGCATTCACTCGTACCTGGACACTCTCTGATGATGTAGAAGTTTCAAATGTTTCTTTTGTAGACGGATTACTCACCATTAAATTAAATAGAGTTATCCCAGAGCATCAAAAGAAAAGAATTTATGAAATCATTTGATAAAGAATAAATAAAAAAGAATATCGTCGCCGCGAGGAGTCCCTGGCAAAATCCAGGTTGACTCCTCCTTTTTTTCTTGCTATAATAGGTGGAGGTAAAATAGTAGTATGACAATCAAAGTTGCAATTTTAAAATCTGGTGAAAGTATTATTTCAGATCTTAAAGAAGGTATTATTGAAGATAAAGTTGTGACTTATCTTTTAAATAATCCTTGCCAAATCATATGCGATTCTTTACGAGAAGTATCTAATTATGAAGATGGT